ATGTCATTTTTAGAACAAATGTTAACACATTACAATCAAACTAAATTGGCTATTTTAGAAGGAGTGTCAAATAAAATAGCCTCCGAATATCCAGAGTTACAAGATGCGATGGGAATTAAAAGAAACAGATTAGAAATTAATAGTAATTTATGCTGTTGTTATATAGATATAGAGAATGAAACATTCAAGGTATGTATTGATGGGAAAACTCCATATTGTTATGAAGACCTTGAATCTGTGTTAGTAGATATTGGAGAGCAAATAGCTGCTAATGAATAATAGTATGTTAATAACTTGTCAACAATGTTGATAAGTTCTGAATAAAATGTTTATAAAATGAGAAGTGATAATCAAGCATATAAAAGATATAAAAGTAAAAAATGGCGTGTATTTAGAAAACAGTTTTTAGATAGAAATCCGCTCTGTAAAAACTTTAATGAATGCCATAGCTTTGCTGAACATGTGGATCATATAAAGCGTGTAGAAAGTGAAGATGATCCATTGTTTTATGATGAAAGTAATTTGCAAGCATTATGCAAAAGATGCCATTCCAGAAAAACAGCAAAAGAAGACGGAGCTTTTGGAAATAAAAAGAAAGATTATTAATAGGGGATTTTTATGAATATAAATAATAGTAATGAAAGAAAACATATACATATAGATAAATTAGAAGATGGTAGGCTTGTTATTGATGCTGAGAATATCAAAAGTGAAGATATTGTTTATTTATTAACAGAGTTTATATATTTTATATCTAATGAAAATAATAAACCTGCAGATGGTTTTGTAGATATAATTAAAAAGGCAGTACAATATAAAATGGAGTTAGAGAAAGAAAAAGGAAATCACAGTGAGGGTAATTAAGATTTATAAAATATATGATGGTAAAGAATAGTTGTAAAGATTGTATATATTGTTTAGAAATAAAATCATCTTATTTCTGTAAGCATAAAAAAGATATTATAGCTATAGCAAATATAAATAATATCTGTAAAAAATATAAATTAAATAAAAAGAGGGAAAAATGAGAGAACTAAAGATTATAGAAGACAGAGGGCTTTTTGGTATAACTTTTAAGTCTGATGATAAAGAAGAAGCCAATACAGTTATGAGGGCTATACAGAGATTTATATTAACAAGAGACAATATATTAAATAATAAAAAAGATTATTCAAGATACCCACTTGAAGGTGCAAGCAAAAATGTATATCTTGATTTATTTTCTAATGAAAGATTAATAGAATGTTATAATAATGATGAGTTAGAACAAGGATATAAAGATTATATAAAAAATCTATTAAATAAAAGAGGTATTTTTGATTTAAGTATGACACAATCAAATAAAAAAAATAGGAAAGGAAAGATTAAAGAATCATCTCAAAAAGATAAAACAACAATAATTGACAATATTAAAGAGCATGAACTTAATAAAAAAATAGATGATATAAAAAAAGGCAGGGATATTATGACACTGTCCGATGAAGAACTTGAGGAAATAGCTTTAATAGAAGCTGAATTATCATCTATATGCAGATATTCAGAAACAGCTAAACATATTTTACAAGGCAGAAAGTTTAACCGCAGCCGTGAACTTGAAGATGAAATAACAAAAGGAAAAAGACTTTCAGAACTTACTCTTGAAGAATTGGAAAAGTTAAAAGAAGTAACAATGCTTGATAGATATAAAGAAGATATAGAAAAAGAAATTGATAAAAGAAAAAAGAATCATTTGAAGAACAATTACAAAAAGATAACTCAATAATATCTTTTAGTGAAGAAGAAGAAGAAAATTATAAAACAGATGAAGATCCATTAAGTTCAGATAGCAATATAAATAGGTGGGATTTTGATGAGGATGGAGATAAAGTAGATGAAGAAGGTAATAAAATACTTATTGATTATTAAAAATATTGTTACTAAACTCATTAATTTAGAAGAGGATTATGCAATGGAAGATACATTTATATTGTTTGATAATACAAAAGGAAATGAAAGTATTGGAAAAATAAAAGGCAGTTATGATGATGTTTTAATAGGATATATGACTCTAATATATCAAACTGCCATAAAAACTAATAAAAAACCTGAGGATGTTGTTTTGGATATATTATATAAAGTAAAAGATAATAAAGAAACTTTATATAAATATATGAAAAAGAAGAAAGTGAATAAAAAATAATTTAAGGAGTTTATTAACATGTCAAATACAAAATATGAAACACAATGTATAAATTGCTTTAATAGAAAAGCAGGTAGTGTGTTTTGTAATGTACTTAATAAACATATAGATTTAAGAGATACTAAGAAATGCAATTTTTATAATAAACTAACAGCTGTAAAAATCAAGGATGTTGATTATAAACCTGTTATTTAATAGTTGGAGGTTATAAAATGATTTGCTATATATGTAATAATAAGTTTGATGATTTACCAGAAACAACAATAACTATTGAAGGTGAAAATAAAGAAAAGAAACTAAATATATGTGAAGATTGTATTTTAGGAATTGTGCAGTCAGGATTAACAAAAAAAATAATTTTTGATGAGGAATAATTTATGCCAAAAGGGATTTTAATTAATAATTATTTAATAAATATAGACCATATAGCAATGATTCATTTTATAGAAGAAGATAAAAAAATAATAATAATTACTATAGATAGTGGATTGCCTACAGCTATAACATTTAAAACAAAAGAAGAATATAACAAATATTATAAACTTCTACGCTCATTATTTAAATTAATAATAGAGAGAGAAAATGATTGAAGCTGTTATACATTATTATGATATAGATAATGAGTTTAGAAGAATTAATGATATTTTAGGAATATTAAAATATAAATATAAAAATATTAATATTCGTTATAAAAAAGTAAGAAAGGAGAATGAATTGTTTGTAAGCATAAATAATGAGAAATTAGATTGTAATCAGTCTTTAGGGTTTTATATGCAAACAATTGAACATATATTAAATAATAAAACAGCAACAATATTTCTTGATGAGGAAGATTGTTACTAAAAAGGAGAAAAAAAATGAAAGGAAAAACAAAAAAAGATTTGAGAAAGATTACGGGAAGAAAAATAGAGCTGAATCCTAAAGTAGTTAAAAATCTAACAACTTATCAAACAAATAAATCAAAATCTAAATAATTATACATTTGAATATTATTAAATAAGGGTTAAAAAATGCAATTAAAAGAAAGGATTTACAAAACATTAAAAGAAACTCTTACTTTTAATCATTTAGAGTTTAATGTAATGATGAATGAAGAAGAAGATAAATTACTATTTATAGAGCTATCTATGCATGGGAGAATTGTCCGCATTAACAAAGGTACTACATACCAAGATATATCAGAGAATGATGACAAAGTAAGAAAATGCTTAAAAGATATATATAAAGAGTTTGAAGAAGAAATACAAGAATTATTTGATATGGAGTGAGATAAAAACTTCTTGAAAATAAAATTATTAAATTAAGGATATATAAATTATGTATAATTTCTTTTTTATAACTTGGCATATAATTGGATTTGTATTTATGTTTTTTAGTTTAACAAATAAAAATCCTATTGGCAAAGCATTTTTTTTACTTTGTTTCTTTTTGTCAGATATAATCGGCATACTTTTTTTGATAGCTAATAAATTAAATTAGGAGTTATTATGTCAGATCATAACAGTGTAATATTAATAGGAAGATTGACAGTTGATCCGCAGCGAAAGTATACTCAAACTGGAAAGGAAATTGCTGAGTTTAGTATAGCTAATAATTATTATATAAGCACCAAAAAGACTACTGAAGTAAATTATTTTGATGTTGTGGCATTTGATAAACTTGCAGAAACAGTTAACAAATATCTTATAAAAGGAAAACAGGTTTTAATAAGTGGAATGCTAAGACAGGAAAGATGGCAGGATAAAAATACAAATAGCACTAAATCTAAAATTAGAATAATTATGCAATCTATGCAAATGCTTGCTGACAAAAAAGAATCTAATAATAATATAATACAAAATACTTATCAAGGCAATGATGATGATGTTCCATTTTAATAAATATAACTAAAATGATTGATACATTATAAAATATAGTTATAAAAGTTTATATTTCTATTATATGATAAAAAACTAAGTAATATCATAGGAGTTTTAAAATAATGTTTATTATATATGATAAAAATACTTATAAAATAAATAGCGTTATTGCGGCTCTAAAAAAAGAAGATATAAACATAGAAGAAAATGAACTTATATTAGATAATGAAAATATAAAAGATTTTAGTCAAAAAGATATTAGAGCTTATAATAAAGATGGTTCTGTCAAAAGTTTAGAAGAGCAGTTAAAAGAAAAAATAATAACTCTGAAAGATAATGAAATAATAGATAATGGAATTATAAGAGAATTAAATAAAAATCATGAAGATGATTATATTATAATGATAGAAAGAGGAATTGAAGAGTTAGACAAAAGTAAAAAAATAATCACTAATGAAGATGGTAAAAAATACATCACAGAAAAGAGCTTTGAAGAAAAATATAAAGATGGTTTAATAAATAACGAAGAATACAACTCTTATATAATTAGTCAAAGGAGCGGTGCATATTCTCAAAATATTGATGGAGTTAGAGCTGAGCTTTTAGACAATGTCCTTGATAGTTTAAAAGAAAAAGGTTTATTAAATGAAAATCAAATCAGTAAATTAGATAGTATTAAAAATACTAGAGCTGACATAAAAAACAAATATAAAAAAATATTATGAATAGGGCTTGTTAATAATTTTACTTAATAAAATATAGTTATAAAAGTTTATATTCTTCTTCTATAAATAAAAGACTTTATCTTTAATTTATAGAAAGGTGTAAACATGGCTTCTAAAAAAAAGAATCAACTAATATTACCGCATAATAATAATATAATAACTGAAGAGCAAGCCGAACTTCTTACTAAGCAAGCTAATTATTTAAATATACTTGACTATATGAAAGAAGAGCAGCTTATTAAGCAGATAGATTATGAAACAGAAAAAGAAAACTTTTTTAAGCAATGCTCAAAGACAAAAAGTAATCATACAAAAAGACAATATAAAAATGGACTTAATAAGCTAGAAGAGTATTGCAGTATGAATAATAAAAATATTTTATTTATTAAAGCCAGAGAAGCAGATGATTTTATAACAGAAGTCAATTCAAGTGAACTTTCTAATTTAAGTATACGTGCCTTAGTTTCTTCCTGTTCTTCTTTCTTCTCATTTTTAGAGAGAAGATATCCATTTATTAAAAATCCTTTTCGTGGTACAAAAACTCGTCCTCCTGTTAAAAATAAAAAAAGACTTGAAGTTCCAACTAAAAAAGAAATTGAATTAATAATTAAAGATATATCTGACCCTTTGATAAAGATGGCCATCATTTTTATAATGGAATGCGGTGTGCGTGTTGGTGCTTTACCTAAACTTGAAATAAGAAACAATAAATATTATTCCTATTCAAAAGGAAAAGAGATAAGTTGGAAAGTTACTGACAAGGTTATAAAAGAATTAAAAAAGAATAATATCACTTTTAATGCTCCTTTCAAAAATAAAAGCTCCGAAGTAATAAGAAATATTTTTTATAGAAGTTCAAAGCGTTTATATGAACAAGGTAAAATAAAAGCCGCTTACTCTATACATGATATAAGGCACTATTTTGCTGTTACTTTATATAAACAAACCAGAGATATAGAACTTATTAGAAAAGCATTAAACCATAGCAATATAGCTATAACAGGGCTGTACTTAAGAAGTTTGGAAGTGGAATAATATTTTAAGTGTTGCGATAATAAATGTTATCGCAACATATTATATATTTAATTCTTTTAATACAATATCTCTTATATATTGAGACACACTAACATTATTTTTTTCTGCTTTCTCTTTTATTAATGATTGTTCTTTTTCACTCACACGTATATATAATTTAATGTCAAGTCTATTGTTAGTTATTCTTTTCCTTCCAGCACCTTCACGAGCTCCACCTGTGTTTGCTCTAGCTCCACCTCTATTATCTTTTTTCTTTATTTCCATTTGTATTTCCTTTCTTAAATAAGATTATTAATATTGTTATATTAATACATAATGTAATTATAGAAATTATAGCTGTTATTATTGATAACATACTTGACACCTCATATAATTTTTATATAATAGTAAATATGGAAGTTCAGGAGTCAAGCTACCAACTTGACCCCCTTTCACAATCAATTAAAGTTTTTAATCTCTAATTGATTTGACTACGATTATAATAGCTGTGACTAAATTAATAACCGCAGTAATGAAAGTTAGAACTTCCATTTTTTACCTCCTTAATTATTAAGGATAATATTATTATATCATTTTGATGATTTTTGTCAATACTTTTTCTACAAAAAAATAATATTTTTTTTATATTTTTTTCAGTACAAATTATAACGGCTTTTATATCTAGTTAGTGGGGGGGGTGGGGAAAATCCCTACAGGCTTTCAAGTGGTGCAACGAGTGGGGAGTCTTTTATATGTGGCGATAATTTTTTTATTAGGGGGTATGAAATTATTTTTCTAATTCTTTAATTTTATTTTCTAATTCTTCAATTCTTTTAACTTTATTTTCTAATTCTACAACCCTCTTTTTTAATTTTTGCATTTCGCTTCCTTTCTCTTCGTATTCTTTTTTAGCTTTTGCAACACAAGCCTGCACAAAGCCTCCAAATGTGGCATTTGAATAGTTAAATGGATCTGCCTTGCTATTTTTTACCATTTTTACAATCCATCGATATAAATCCTGATTAAAATTAATTGTTACACTATTTCTTGAATCATTCATTTTTTTAACCTTATTTGTATTGTTTGGAATTATAGCCTTTTTATTAATATTTAAAATAAAAATAGTCAATTTAAACTTTTGACTTAAAAATATGTTTTTTTTGTAGAAAAGAACTTGCTATCTTTCGCAACAGAGTTATTGTCACACACATAAATTAATTAAAAGAGGTATATATGGATACTAAAAGAACATTAGAAGATGCAAAAAAGGAATTAGGTAATAATTTTTTATTATTAAAGAATAAAAATACTATTTTACTATTTGAGAGAGATGAATATGCTATGTATAAAAAAAATGTGTGGTGTCAAGTTTTTACAAAGAATGGGAAATTTAAATATTATTGGCTGAGAACTAACGATTTAAGATTATATAAAAGATTACATGATCAGTTATAAAGAAATTATAAAGAGGTATTAAAAAATGGTTAATTTAAAAGAACTTTTTATCATACACAAAAAAGCATTTAAGGCATTTGAAGACAAAAACTATAATGAAGCTTCATTTCAATATAAAGTATTACTAACACTTTTAGAAGAGAATAAGGAATATATAAATGATTATGCTGATTTAAAATTAAGCATAGAAAGTAATATAGAGTTATGTAATAAAATAGAAAACTTTTTTTAAGTTATTAAAAATAAAGATGCAAAAAAATAACTTTTAGAGAAAAAGAACTTGCTATCTTTCGCAACAGAGTTATTGTCATCACATAAATAATTAAAAAGAGGTAAATAACATGATTAACTTAACATTATTTTTGAGTGATTATCAACAAGGTTCAGACTTATTAAAAGAAGGTGATTATAGTTCTGCGATAATTCGCTTTGAATCTTTAATTGAAATGCTTGATAATAACAAAGATACTATATCAGATTATAAAGAATTAAAAGAATGCTTTAATAATAATATCGAAGGATGTAAGCTATTAATGAAAGGATTTTAATAGATATCATAATGGGGCATTATATGCCCCTTATATAAATAATTTAAAAGAGGTAAGAAAAATGCAAATAAGTAATCAAGAAAAAGAGGAACTTCTAAATAGAAAATATAAGGAAACAAAAGAAAACATAAAAGTAAAAATATCTAATATATTAACAGGCATAGAAAATATAAACATAGAAATAACACCATTTGATATTATAGTAAAAATAAAAGATGAAATTATAATAAGGGCGTCATTAGATATACATAAAAAAATAAGTATAAAATACTCTTATGAGAAAATATATTTAACTGATAATATAGATGATGTTAAGTTTGATTTATATAGAAATATATTTAATGCTTTTGATTTATTAAGAAAAGATAATATAAAAAATAAAGTATCTAAAATATTAGAAGAAGATATTTTTATATTCCATGATTTTATTTTTGATACATTAGCAGCATAATTTAATAATTTAATAAAATAAGGGGCATAAAAGCCCCTTATTTTTTGCCTTAATTTTTAATCGATAAATTAGAAAAAAGTTGTATTTTTGGCGGAAAAGGACTTGCTATCTTTCGCAACAGAGTTATTGTCATCACATAAATAATTAAAAAAGAGGTAATCAAAAATGAATAAAGAATTAGAAAAAGCATTAGCAATAATAAAAAGTAATAATAAAGAGGCTACAAAAGAAATAAGAAAATTATTAAATAATAATAATTTAGATGTAGATTTGACTAAGTATAATGCTGAAGTTAATTTTAATAATGAGGAAATATTAAGAACTGATAAAGATAGAGATGGAAATATAACGTCTTCTTTTAGAGTATACAGTATGAGAGTAGATAGTAATACAAGCGATGATATTATAAACAACTATGCTGATTTTTTAGAATTATCATCAATAATGATGAGAAAAGAAACAAGAGAAAAAATAAACGAACTATTAGGTTATTATATAAGAAAGACAGAAGCAGAAATAGATAATTTAAACATTGCTTAAAACTATATTTAATATACAGCTTTATAAAATATAAGGCTGTATACTAAATAAAAAATATATTTTTTTGTAAAAAGGACTTGCTATCTTTCGCAACAGAGTTATTGTCATCACATAAATAATTAAAGAAGAGGTAATTAAAAATGAATAAACAATTAAAAAAAGAATTAGCAGCAATAAAAAGTAATAATGAAGAGGCTACAAAAGAAATAAGAAAATTATTAAATAATAATAATTTATTTGCAGATATAAGAGAATATGATGCGGCAGTATATATTGAATATTATATAAATGGCAAAAGAAAGCGTATTGAAATTATAGGAGCTAACATTAAAGACAATAAAACTGTATGCAATTATCCGATTTACTCTACTTATATAAATGATGAAACAAACGAAGATATTATGGGATATTATGCGGTATTGTTAAAGTTATCATCAAAAATATTAGAAAAAAAGACTATTAGAAATAAAATTAATGAAATATTAGATAGGTATATGAATAAAATAAAATATGAAATAGACAATTCGAAAGTATCGTGAATCTTTTTTAATTATTTATTAATTGGTACTTTATATATAATATATAAAGTACCAAGATTATAAGCTAAATACACCTTCAGATTCATAAATACTTTTTGTATCTTCAAAGTGATTTTTAATAACTCTATGAAGAGCCATAATAGAAGCTACAACACCATCAATTCTTTTATATGATCTTCGCCTATCAGGTTTAACAGGCAAATAATTATCTCTTCCGTCTGTTTTAACTTCACAACAGCTTATCATCCAATTAAGAACAGGATTATTACCATGTAGAAGTTTGCGTTCATCTATTGTTTTTTCAAATAAAGAAGTACCTTCAGACAAACCTCCGACTGCAAAAGACTGCCTAACTTGCTGCATTTTGAAGCCTTCACTTTCTAAGTGAGTTATTATTTCAATAGCTTTCCAGGGATCATAAGCTATCTCTATAATTTCAAAATCTTTAGCATCTTGTAATATTGAAGATTCTATAATATCAAAATCTATAATATCACCATTTGTTAAAGTAATTAAACCCTGCGAAGCCCATAATTCATAAGGCACTCTGTCCTCTTTAGAGCGTTGCCTTATATTTTCTTTAGGCATAAAAAAGCGAGGCAAAAGTATATATGGATCATTATCAACCGTGTCAAAACATAAAACATAAGCGGCTATATCTCTTGTAGTTGCTAAATCTAATCCAATACAAGCTCTCTTTCCTTTTAATTCATTTATATTTATATTTTGATGTAAATAAGATTTAAGCCATCTATCAGAAGAAATCCATACTTCACTAGCCTGAGTCCAAACATTTAAGTTTTTTGTAAGTATATCTGTTCTCTGTACAGGTTTATCTAATCCTTCAAATAACCTAGATTTTAGGTAACTATCTTTTACAGAAATATTAATATTAGGATTAGCTTGGAAAATAATATTATTAATAAGTTCTTCTTGTTCTTGAGTATTTTGATTATTGTTTAATTTTTCTTTATACTCACTCATGAATATCCAAATATCTTTTATATTATCAGGTTCATATATTATGCAAAAGTATTCATCATTATTTAGAGAACCTTGTAATATTTGTTTAGCATATTCATATTCAGAAAAACAAACAGAAGTTTTATCAAATCCAGCAGTTGTGATAATAAAAGTAAGAGGCTGCCTTCTAGCTCCCATTCCAGATTCAAGAACATTTAAAAGTTCATTATCTGGGTGAGCATGATATTCATCTACTATAACTAAATGCGGATTTAAACCATCTTCAGTATTACTGTCCTGTCCTAATGGTTTTGATTTTGAGGCAGTATCTTTTTTCTTTGTAATTGTAGAAGTTTGCTTATATGTAATCGCTTCTTTATTGAGTGCTTTTGCTTTTCTTATTTGTCTTTCGCTTTCACTCCATGCAATTTTAGCTTGATCCTTTTTAGTGGCTATATAATATATTTCAACACCAGCCTCTGCAGGACTATCACAAAAAAAGCAATAATTACCAATACCAGATGCGAAAGTGGTTTTTCCATTTTTTCTGCTTACCTGAACGTATGCTTTTTTGTAACGTCTAAGTTTATTTTCTTTTCTTCTCCATCCAAATATACTTGCTATAATAAATTGTTCCCAAGATTCAAGTATAATATTATGATTTGCCCATTCTCCTTTTGTGTGAACTAAAGATTGAATAAAAGTAATAGGACGTTTAGCTTCATCTTCATCAAAATAAAAAGGATAATCATTATTTTTTGATTTTTCTATATCATCTAAATGTCTTTTTACTGCTAAAAAAGCAGCCTGACATACAGGCAATTCTTTATTTATAACTTTATTAATATATTCTTCATAACTATACATTATATTTAACCATTCATTAATCTTTCAATCGGATCATCTGTATCCACTATTTCAGGAACAGGGACTTTCTTTTTGGAGGCAGGAGTTAAACCAAACTCAGTAAGCATTTTAGTATATGCAGTTATAGCTTTATGATAAGCTAAATATTCGCCCATAGTTTGTGAGTTTTTTCCTGCTAAATAACCTGCTATAGAACCGCCTTCATCAATCATAGCCTCATAAAGATTCATAGCATCGCCATAGTGTAGGCATAAGAGTTCAAAAGCTGATAAATCAGCTCCATTTAACATGTTTTTTTCAACAAAAATTGGAGCTAATTCATTCCATTTTTTTAGAGAATACCCACAAAAATATTCTGGCGGATTAGGTATTTTTAAGGCTTTTTTAGGCTTATTTTGGGCGTTTTTTTGGGCTTTTTTAGCTTTCTCAGGCATTTATACTCCTTACTTACAATTTGAGTTAAAAATCTATATTAATAATAAGTAATATAATATTTTATAACTATAAGAAAAAATAATTTAGGAGCTTTTTATGTTTAGAAAAGTTGTAATTGGGAACTGTACTTTAATAAAAGGAAATTGCGAAAATGTAATGGAAGAATTAGAAAGTAATTCTGTAAATGCAATTGCATCTGACCCTCCTTATTTGTATTTGAAACATAAATTAGACATCCCTTTTAATGAAGATAAAGTATTTGGAGAATGGAAAAGATTATTAAAAGATAACTCAATGATAGCTTTTTTTGGAAGAGGGGATGCATTTTTTAGATGGAACTTAATATTAGAGAAATTAGGATTTAAATTTAAAGAGAGTGCTGTATGGGAGAAAGAAAATGCTTCAAATTATCTTAATAATTTTTTAAGAATACATGAGGATATATCTTTTCGCAGTTTGGGGAATGCTAATTTAAGAAAAGAGTATATTGATTATTTGGAATATCAAATTAATAAAAATAAATTAGATAGAATAATAGATATATGGAAAGGATTAAAAAGTGCATTAAATGGCAGGGATAAAGATGATGTTATTAAATATATAGAAACAGGAATTAAAGAGTTTAATTATGAAAGCAAAAGAAAATATGAAATAACAGCAAGAAAACATCAAGGTGCAAAAAGAGGAGTTAATTTATTTCAGTCTGTAAAAGTAGGAAAAATAGAAACTTCAATTATGCGTTGTAATAGAGAGCAATATAAATATCAACATCCGACTCAAAAACCTGTTGCTTTAATGGAGAGAATAGTAAAATTAATTTCAAATGAAAATGATACTATCTTAGATCCATTTATGGGCGGCGGCAGTACAGGTGTAGCTTGTATCAATGTTAATAGAAAGTTTATAGGTATAGAGTTGGATGATGAATATTTTGATACTGCAGTAAATCGTATAAATAAAGCATATCAAGATAAAGAAAATGAACTTAATAATGAGAAAGCAGCATAATTTTACTATAATAAAATAGTTTCTTACAGCTTATAATTCCTTATATTTGCTTATATTTTTACCATAAAATATGGCTGTGTTTAAAAAAATAAGTAATACTATAACTAAGTGGCTATTCCCTGATTTTAGTCATTTTAATGGAAGTAACTTTTTATCAATACAAAATGATAAAACTTTATCAGCGGTAAATCCAAATACTGCTTTAACTTTTTCTACTGTATTTGCCTGCGTGAGGGTAATAGCAGAAAGTATAGCTACTCTTCCATTATTTGTATATGAGAAAAATGGGAATAATAAAACAAAAGCAATAAATCATCCTATATATAGTTTACTGCATGATGCACCTAATGATGAATGCACATCAGTATCATTTATAGAAAGTTTAATTACCCAAATACTTTTGCAAGGCAATGGCTTTGTAGAAGTTGTAAAAGATAATTTTAATAGAGTAACAGAACTTTATTTAATAGATTCAAATAAGATAAAAGTATATAGAGATTCAAGCGGCAATAAAATGTTTGAATATTATGATGATGGACAAATAATAACTATGTCTTCAGCACAAGTTATGCATATAGCAGGGCTTGGATGGAATGGCATAATAGGTTATAGTCCAATAGGTATGATGCGTAAGCAAATCACTACAGGACTTTATCAAGATAATTTCGCACTCAATTTCTTTTCAAATGGTGTTAAAAAAGTTCCAATAATTACACATCCACAGACGTTAAGTAAAGAAGCAAAAAATAATCTTAAAGAAAGCTTCAGAGAGGCTTGGGACAAGGGTATAGTTGTGCTTGAAGAAGGCATGAAAGTAGAACCTATAACAATGAACCTCTCAGATGCTCAATTCTTAGAAAGCAGAAGATTTTCAGTAGAAGAAATATGCCGAGTGTTTCGTGTACCTCCACATTTAATAGGTGATTTAAGCAGAAGTACAAATAATAATATAGAACATCAAAGCATTGAGTTTGTAACGCATACTATAAGACCGTGGTGTGTGCGTATAGAAAAAGCATTAAATAGTTATTTATTAAGCAGTTTAGAGAGAAAAAAATATTATATAGAGTTTAATTTAGATGGACTTTTAAGAGGTGATTCTCTTAAAAGACAACAAGCTAATCAAATAAAATTTAACAATGGTGTTCTAAATAGAAATGAATGGCGACAGATGGAAAACCTTAATGAAGTAGCAGATGAATACGGAGATAAATATTTTATTAGTCAGCAATCAAGATTAATAGAAGACATTGAGGGAGCTATTTCTAAAGATGAAACCTCTGAACCCATTGATAAAGAAGATTTTAATATAAATGATAAAAATAAAAAAATAGAAAAGGAAAGTAAAGATGCCAGCAAACAATAGTGAAATTAGAAATATAGACATTAGGTTTGAAAACAACACAGAAGATGAACCTCTTAAATTAAGAGGTTATGCTATAGTCTATAATGCTTTAAGTGAGCCTCTTTATGGTGATTTATTTAGAGAGCGTATAAAAAGTGGTGCTTTTACTAAGTCTTTAGCACAAGATGATCAAGTATGCTTGTGGGGGCATGATACAAGATATGTTTTAGGCAGAAAAAGTGCTGGTACATTGTTTTTAAGAGAAGATGAAAAAGGCTTATATTTTGAAGTAGAACTTCCAAATACTACTTGGGCAAGAGATTTAAAAGAAAGCGTAAACAGAGGCGATATAAAGCAAATGTCTTTTGGCTTCAAAGTAAAAGACGATGAATGGATTGATGATGAAGACATAATAAAAGAATATGGAATGCCAATTCGTGAAGTGAAAGAAATTGTTTTGCATGAAATATCATTAGTTACATTTCCAGCCTACCCTCAAACAAATGTTAGAGATAAAAATGATATATATGTTCCAAAGCCGCCAATAAAAATTACTGATGATGGCTTTGAAGATAGAACTATAACATATAACCAAAAAATAAATCTATTAAAAATCAAAAATAATTAAGGAGCTTTTATGACACCAGAAGATTTAAGAACTAAAATAGCAAACTTGAAATCAGAAAATGCTTCAGACTTAACAAAAGTTGAAGACCTTATCTCTCAAAGAGATTTATATTCTGCTATGAGCTTAGAGGAGAGAGCAAACAAGAAAGAAGATATATCAAAGCTAGATAATGATATAGATACTTTAATGCAAAATATAGAAAATAGAAATAAGGAGATAGAAAGAAATGATAAACTTTTATCACTTCAAACTAAATCTTCTATGAATAAAAGAAATATAGTTGATGATTTAGACTCTTCTACTGCTAACAATGACACAGAATTAAGAGATAAAGTTACTAGATGGTTAAGAACAGGAGATGATAAAGAAGTAAGAGAAGAACTTCAGGCAGGAGTGGCAGAAGCAGGCGGCAATACTATAGCACCTCAATATCTTGTAAAAGATATAATAAAAGGATTGGATTTATCTGTAGAAGTAAGAAAAAGAGCATATGTAATTCCTGCTATGAATGGTTATGCAAGCATAGGAATACCTACACTTGAAAATGATTTTGATGATTTAGACTGGACACCAGAAATAGGCGAAGTTACAGAAGATAAAAATATGTCTTTTGGTAAAAGAGAAATGAAAGCTAATCAATTAACTAAATTAGTTAAGGTAAGTAGAAAATTAATTAGAGACAGCAATATAGATGTTCAAAAATTAGTTCAAGAAAGAATAGCATACAAGCTATCTTCTACTTTAGAACATAATTATTTATATGGAAATGGTACAGGAAAACCTCTTGGTATTTTCGCTCAGACTTCAGACAACAGTTCTAGTATTCCAACTGATAGAGATATAGCTGTTGGAACTACAACAGCTGCTATAACCTATGATGGATTAGTAGATGCTGTAAGCGGTTTAAAAAGCGGATATCAACATGGAGCTGTATGGATGCTTAATAAAAAAGCAGTTGCGGCATTAAGAAAACTAAAAGATAAACAAGACCGTCCTATTTGGAATGAAAGTTTACAAGCAGGACAGCCTAGTATGCTTTTAGGAATACCTGTTGTGCAAAATGACTTTATTGAGGATAAATTAGAATCTACAAAATATTTTGGATTCTTAGCTAATTTATCTCATTATTGGATAATGGACAGCTTATCTATGGAACTTCAAGTTTTATATGAATTATATAGTGCAACAAATCAAGTTGGATTCCAAGTAGGATACTATGGAGATGGTGCTCCTGTTCAAAAAGAGGCTTTTGTAAGATTGGTAGCACATGATAAACCATTTGCAAAATCAGTTGCTGAGTCAGCTGGTTAATAAATAATTAGTTTTAGGATATAAAAATGAGTAGCAAACCTGAGGATATTAATGAAAATATAGATATTGATGTCTCTAGTGTTGTGGAAAGCGGAGATGATGACAGAGTTGTTACTTTGTCAGAGTTCAAAAAGTTTCTAAACTTAGAAGGCATTGATTATGATGATGATATATTGCAATTAACTTTAGACAGTGCAATCAGCTATTGTAATAAAGCTAATGAAACTGAATACAAAAGAATTGATTGTCCTCCTGAAGTTCGATATGCAATACTTGGGCTTGCTGCTCATTATTTTGAAACTAAAACAGGAGAAGCAAGTCAAAGTGAAGACGTAGCTTTGAAAGGAGTTCATAGGCTGTTAACTATAGCAAGGGAAAATATAACCTTATGAAAGTAGGGAAATTAATTCATACTATCACTTTTTATACTAGCACATATATAGATAATGGAAACGGAACAGGAAATAATGAATTAGTAGAGCTTAAAAAAGTTAAATGTTCTATTGAAGATATAACATACAAAGATATAGAGCAGGGAAAAAGAAAAGATTTAGAAAGTACATTGAAGGTGCATACACATTATTTCAAAGAGTTTGATACCAAAGGAATGATGGCCAAAATAAATCATGAAGATGACATTTATGAAGTCATTTATAGAGAAAATGTTTCATATAAAAATATAGAGTGTATTTTTACAATAAAGAAATTAGTAAATAATAAAAGCGGATAATATGTCAGGCGTAAGCAGAAAAACTTCTATAAGTATACAAGGACTTGATGAGTTTAGAAAAACTTTAGAAGAATTAGGCGGCGATTTCAAAAAAGCAATAAAAGCAGGTGCTAGAAAAGCAGGAAATGAAATAGCAAAAGAAGCTAATGCAGAAGCTAAAAGCAGAGGTTGGACTGAAGATAAATACTATGATGTAAAAGAAAAAAAGTCATCAAAAGGAAGCGATACCTCAGTTGCAATAAAAGTTGGTACTTTAGAAGTTAGCGGCACAGGTGCTCCATCAAAAAATAAAATAATATGGTATAAAAAGAAGGGAGATAGATATTATGTTCGTTTCCCAGAGTTTGGTACAGCTACTCAAGCACCGCAGCCTCTTTTAATTCCTACTTTTGAAAAGAAGAAACCTGTTATAGAACAATATATAAAAGAAAGCTTACAAAAAGCAATAGACAAGGCAAATAAAAAGAAATGATTGAAAATGCCATATATACAATACTTAAAGAATTAACAGAAGATAAAGCAGATGGTGTTTATTTAGATTTTGTTAATGATTCAACAATAGATAAAAATAAGACATATATAGTTTATTCTTTAATAAGCAGCACACCGCATTATAATTTTGAATATGGCAGGAATGTTTATCAAATAGCTGTATATTCTAATGATCTTAGTAAAGCATTAAATATTCAAAGAGATATAGGGAAACATTTTAGCAATTTAATAGATATTATTGAAGATACAGAAATATGCGGATGTGATGTTTCAAATGAGACACATAGCTATGTCGAAGGCTTTTATCAAGCTATCAGCATAATAAATATATTATATAAATATTAAAAGGAGACATCATGAGTCAAACATATGTACAAAATAAAAGAACAATAAGAACTGGAAGTGCCAAACTTCTAATAGGAGATAGGTTTGATAAACTTGTAGACATAGGAGCTGCAAGAAGTATTGCCCTTAAAGAAACTATTACCACAGCAGATATAGAAAGTGATAATGCAGGCGTTGTAAATACATTAACTACAGAACATAAAATGGAAGTAACTCTTGATAGTTTAGAAATAAACTTTGAGAAATATGCTATGACAAGAGGCGGCATAGATAATATAGATACTTATGATGGAAAAACAGAAATAACAAAAGCATATATAGTTGGATCAGATACATATAAAAGAGGCGAAGAGATAAAAGTTCCATTTAAGAACGCAGATGGAAGTGATGTTACCATCACAAAAGTAGAAAAGAAAAGCTCTACAGGAAATGTTTTAATAGAAGAAACAAGCTATGAGAAAATAGGAACTAATGGAATAAAAATTACAGATAATAATATATCTCCAAGCACAGATACTTTAGTTATTACATATAAAAGAATAATGCCTAAGATGGTTCGTATGACTACAGGCGGAAAAAGCTCTATTGTTAAACCTAAATGCATAATGTTAGTTAATACAAATGCAGAAGGTAAAGAATTAAGAGTATATTTACCTCAGGCTGCTATAACAGGTGGTTTAGAGTTTAGTTTCCCTGCTGACAAATCGCAAGATGTACTAGTTGGAAAATTAAGTTTCTCAGCAAGTACATCAGGAAGTCAGGAAAGCGGCGAACAGTTGGCTTGGTATGAAGATGAACAATCTGTAAGCAATGATGAAAATGAAACAATAATAGAGCCTCTTACTTTAGAAAGCAATAAACAAAATGTAGATATATCAGGCACTGGAAGTGATACAGTTGTATTAACTTCAAATGCTGATGAGATAAAATATGCAGTAGAGCCTTCAGAACAAGGTTTTTGTGATATAAGCTATGAAGAGGAAACTAAAACTTTCACTATCACAGGAAAAACTCCAGGACAAGCTACACTAAAAATAACAGCTAAAAAAGCAGGCTCTGAAGATAAAACTTTAGATATAGTTATTAATATACAAGAATAAAATAATTAGGGGGATAATAGAATAATGGAAGTAACTATTGTAGATTTAGAAGAGTTTACAAAGAAAAAAGCAGTTTATGCTAAATTAGGTGATTATAAGATTAATGTTAATGATGTGCCTGTACAAGTGGCATTAAAAGTTAACGAATATCATAATAATATAAGAACTGGAGAATCAGTAGACATAGGACTTCTAATAGATGAAGTCGTAATACCTGTAATAAAGCGAACTAATGAAGATCTTACAAAGGAAGATATTTTAAATAAGTTTAGTTATGATCAAATAATGAAAGTAATGAATATGATATTTGATTGCTTTTTCTCAGCAGGAACTGAACCTAAAAAAGAAGATAATAAAAAAAAGGTTAAAAGTAGAATTAATTAAGTTACTTGCCCATTTAGCCAACTGTTTCGGTTGGACAGAAGAGTATATGCTGAGCATGAGTCTTTCAAGACTTATGCTCTATTATACTGCATCATTTCAGCTGCCATATACAATAGAATATGAAACATATAATGATAGTAATATTACTGAAACTCAACAAGGCAATAAGAAAATAAAAAGAGAAAAGCAAGGACTTTGGGAAGTAGAAACCATTACAATTGATAATAAATAGCGGAACTATTGGAGTTAAAGATTAATGAGTAGTTTAAATGTTAGTATATATGCTGATGCATCACAAGCCATTGAAGCATTCGGCAAACTTAAAGACAGAACTACTGATTTAGAAAAAGGTTTTAATAAAATAGGAAAGGCTTTTTCTAATTTTGGTTCTTTAGCTACCAAAAGTTTAACCGTCCCAATAGTTGCTAGTACCACAGCAATGGGACTCGCTTCTAAAAAAGCAATAGAGTTTGATAATGGAATGCGTGAAGTTCTTACTTTGCTTCCAGAGTTAGGCAATGAAAGTTTTGAGAAATTAAAGAATCAAGCTTTATCTTTTTCAAAGGATATAGGTAAAGCACCAGAAGAAACAGTAAAAGCACTCTATCAAGCTTTATCTGCAGGCATACCACGTGAAAATGTATTTGAGTTCTTAAAAACAGCAGGAGAGGCTTCTATTGCTGGAGTTAGTGATTTAAGAACTTCAGTTGATGGATTAACAAGTGTTACTAATGCTTATGGCTCAGAAATATTAAATGCTCAAAAAGCCTCTGATATAATGTTTCAAACAGTAAAATTAGGTAAAACTGATTTTACACAATTATCAAATAATTTATATAATGTTATTCCAATAGCTTCTGCTATAGGTGTTCAGTTTGAGGATATAGGAGCTGCTATTGCGGCAATGACTGCTCAGGGTGTTCCTACATCTGTTGCAACGACACAAATGAAACAGGCTTTATCTGATCTTAATAAAGAGGGTTCAGTTACTTACGAAGCATTTAAACAGATATCAGGTGAAAGCTTCAAAGACTTTATAGCAGGAGGAGGCAACCTTCAAGAAGCTCTTCAAATGATGAGCGATTATGCTGAAAAAACAGGAAAAGAAGTTACAAGTATGTTTACTAGCGTAGATGCTGGCAACGCTGTTTTAGCTTTATCTGGTAAAAATGCAAGTAAGTTCAAAGACTATTTGGATCAAGTGAGAAATAGCGTTGGAGCTACTTCTGAAGCATTCAAAAAAATAGATGATGGTGCGGCAAGACAATTTGAAAGACTTAAAGCAGAACTCAGTGCTTTAGTTATAGAGTTAGGCAATAATGCTCTTCCATTAATTAACGAAAGCTTTATCCCATTATTTAGAGATACTTTAGTACCAATAATTGATGATGCAATCAAAACTATATCATCATTAATAAAAGCATTTAATAATCTTCCAGCTCCTTTGCAAGCGACAACGGTTGGAATTATAGGAATTACAGCTGGCTTGGGACCCGCTTTGCAGGGTATAGGAAGTTTGAGAAAATCTTTTGTAGAAACTAAAAAAATAATTAATGATTTCAAAGGTGCTATTGGCTCATTAAAAACATCTGTAAGTTCTATCCAAGCATTAAGCACTGTTTGGAAAGGTTTTAATACAGTTGTACTTGCAAGCCCTGTTGGAGTTGTAACTGCTTTAACAGCAGGACTTGGAGCTTTAGCTTTAAAAGCATATAAATTAAATCAAGAATATAAACAATTAATAGAAAGCTCTCAAAAACTTACTAGCAGCACAAAAGAATTAAATGACAATGCTTTTAAAGATTTAGGTTTATTCCAAGAGTATCAAAAATTGGCAAGTTCTAAAGAACTTGATGCAGCGGCAACAGAAAGATTAAATCAAGTTACTGAAAAGCTTACTAGACTTTATCCTAATTTAAAAACAGTAGTTTTAGACGGCATAACATATATAGATTCTGCTACTATGAAGCTTGAAGATTATAGAACAGCAGAAGAAGCCACTAATATACAAACTATAGAATCAACAATTAAAGAATTAGAAAAGCAAAGAAAGATTTATCAAAAAGCCCTCGAAGGATGGAAACAATCTTTATATGCTATAGGTGCTGATGATAATTATATACAAAGAGAACTAGATCTTGGTAATTCATCTGATTATAACGAATTAAAGAAAGTAGAAGATACATTAGCAAAATTAGAAAAACAAAGAAATGACTTAAATCAGAACATGCAATTAAGGCAGTCCTTGACAAGGGACGGAATAGATTTAGAAACTAAAGAGCAGAAGGCTAATCAAAAATCTATAGATGCCATAAAAAAGAAATCTGATACTGTAAAAGAACATACTAAAACTTATGAAGATTATTTAAAAGAATTAAAAAAAGCTGAAGAAGATGAAACTAGAAGAGTAAAAAATCTTAATGCTTTAGGTGCTGAAATAAGCGATGCTGATGCTTTAGAAGCTAAAAAAAACAAAGTAAGTTCTATACTTACAGAAATGAGTACAGCATTAAACTTGAATGCTAATCAGATAAAATATTTAAGTCATAATTATGGTTATGCTTTTGATAGTATAAAGACTGATAGATTTGATGAATTAGTAAAAGAGATAGAAAACAGCATAACAGCTTATGAAAGAAATGTTGAAGTAGCAGAAGAGTTTGGAGAAAAAATAAGCGAAGCTGAAAGAGAAGGTGCTAAAAGTGAAATAGTTCGAAGCGGCATAGAAAGTATAACAAACGAAATAAAGCTTACAAATGAACAAGTAGAGATATTAAAGCAGAAGTTTGGAGATTTATGGAAAGTTAATACTTTAGATTTTAGCTCTTATTTTGCTTCAAACTGGAGCAACATGTTTAATGATGTAGCAGATAATATGAGCGATCTATATACTGCTGTACAAGATTTAAAAATACAAGCTATAGAGTTTGAAATAGATAAAACTGAAGAGCGTAAAGAATTAGCATTAAAAGCTATAGAAGAAGAGAAAGCAGCAAGGCTTGAAGCTTTAGGAATAATGGAAAACTCTCAAAAGCAGAGTTTATTAAATGAAATTAAACAGCTTAAAAATAGACAAAATGTAGCCTTAGGACTTTATGAACAGGAAAGAATAAAAGCAGAGCTTGAGGAAAAACAGAAAGAGCTGTCTAAAATACAAATAGAAGAAGAGGCAAAGGCAAAACAGTTAGAAATAGAAAAAAATTACAATAATGAAAAAATGAGGCTTGAATATAATTCAAGATTAGAAAACTGGAAAATGTCTTTAGCACAAGGTACAGCTTCAATGGCACAAGCAGGAATTAATGCCTTAGCATCTGCGATGGCAGTTCCTTTCCCTGCCAATTTAGTAGCTTATGCTACTCTTTTAGGTGTAATAGCAGGCGGCACTATTAATTTAGTAAAACTTGGTCAGGCTAAACCTCAAGAGCCTAAATATTTGGCAAGAGGCGGAGTTGTAGAGAGAAGACAGGGAGGAATTAATGCTGTTATTGGTGAGGGTGCTAATGATGAAGCAGTTATTCCTCTTGAAGATAAAATACTATCTAAAATAGGAAGCAGCATTTTTGAGGCTACTGCTAATAATGATCAAAGCTATAGTGTGAAAGATGCATCTGATGATTCATATAATCAGCCTATTTGCTTAATGCTTGATGGTAAGATAGTTGCAGCTACAATGCTTAATTTAAGCAAACGTGGAGTTAAAGTTGTTAGTCAGAGAGGTATATTATGAGGTTATTACATAATAATATACTTAATCTTTTTCCAGTTAGTATATTGGAATCTGAAGAAGATGATTTTTTTCCTGTTTCAAATATGTTTAACTATCAGACTTTAGAAGTAGGAAGATTCAAAACTGATGAAAAAGCAAGTTTATTTGTAGATGGAAAAGGGATAATTAATTCTTTTGCTATATTTAATACTAATGTGGAATATTTGACAGTAGAAATAGAAAATATATATGGTAAAATAATTAATTATACTGTTTATATAAAAAATAATTTTGGAGTTTATAATATAGCTCCTGTAGATTTTACAAGAATAAAAATAACTTTTAATAAAAAGCAGACGGAAATATGCTTGAATGCGGATATCTTATTATAGGGGAAGCTGTAGATTTTCCTCCGCATGATAAACAAAAAAACTATACTGTAAATTATACTCATGAACAATTTTTTTCTACAAGTAATCATTATTTTTGCAGAAGGCTTCCTGTTAAAAAATATGATACTTGGAAAGTATCTTTTCCATACTTAACTAATGCTGATAGAGAAAAAATAATTAATTTTTTTGAAGTTAATAATTTTGAACCTTTTGTGCTTCAAGTATGGATTGAACCAACTATAATGCCTAATGAAATAAATAGTCTATATAATACTGGAAAATATGGAAAAGCATCGTATGCAGATAGAACAAAAGTTACTTATCCTAAATATTATATGAAGTCTGGTCTTTATGTATGTACTAATAAAGAAATAGATTTCAAAAAAGGAAAGACTGATTTATATCAGTATTCTACTGAATTGAGTTTTAGGGAAATTAAATAATATGTTTGAGTTAATATATGAGCCTTCATGCCTACCTCTTACACTTGAAGAGGCATATAAAAAACAAAATTATTTATTAAAGCATATAAGATTTTTGCATACTGCTTTTGAAGGAATAAAAATAGATTTTTCTAATAATAGCAAAATGCCATTTATTAAGAAAGGCTCTATATGTATGTTTTGTTATTCCCTATATGAAGCTAAAGAAGATATTATATTAAATGATAACACTAATAGTGAAAGTAATAAATATATACTGCTTAAATTAATTAACAATGGGCAAAACTTAGAAGCACAAGTAGTTAATAGCTTAGACTGCTATTATAATGAGGAGCTAGGCGGATTTTATTTGATTAGTAATGAAGGGATAGGCAAATATATTCCATTAGTTATAACTAAAGCAGGATATTATCAAATAGATTATTTTAATATGTATAATAATGAGGTAAGCTGATGTTTAGAGTAATTAGAGAAGCTGAAGAAAATCCAAGCGATTTATTAAATAGCTATAGGCAGCAGAATATTATTATGCAAAAAATGCGTATGCTTCATACTGCTTTTGATGGTATAAAAATAAACCATTGGAGTGATACTGATAGGGAGCTGCCTGATATTTTAGCAGGAAGTATCTGTGAGTTTGAGGGCAGACTTTTTGAAACTAATGAAACAATTAAGCTATCAGATTCTTCATCATCAGAAGGTTCAAGATTTATTAAATTAGCAATAGTTAGAGATGCTAATAATAGCAATAATGATTATTTAGAAGTTCAAGTAGTATCTAATAATTTTCCATCTTATGATTACAATAATAGAGGTTTTTATCATTTAGATTCACAAGGCAGATGTTTAGATAAATATTTAAGACTTAGTATGAAGTATAGTAGTGCTTCAGGCGGATATATAGAAAAACAATATTGGAATATTAATGACTTTCAAAGAAAGGGACTTATATTAAAAAGAAAAACAGTGAGCTTTGGAGTTGGTTCTCATGAGTTTACTTTCCCAAGCGATGTTAATAGTATTACAGTTCATATATGTTCTGGTGGTGGTGGTGCTGGTATGAGTATAATAGAGACTGGAAATAATGGATACCATAATGCTACTAATGGAGGCAATTCTCAAGTATTAATAAATAATAGTGCTATAACAACATGCGGCGGCGGCGGCGGCGGAATAATGACAGGATTAAATCAAGGTGCAGGAGTAGCAGGTAGGGCTAGCGGACAAGGGAAACTATATAATGGTTCTGCTGGTTCTAAAGGAAGTCCTGGACTAGGTGGGGTTTTAAATAATCAATCTTTAGCAAGTGGAGGAAATGGAGGAAATGGGGTATCTCATAATGTTGGGAACAAAGGTTCTGTAGGCGGAGGTTCTGGCTCTGCTGCTATAGTAGATATAAATAGAAGTATGTTAGGAACTTCTTCTAAAATTAAAATTATTGTAGGAGCTGGCGGAGTTAGCGGATATATGGATGGTAATCCAACAAGAATGAATAATGGTCAAAATGGTTCAGCAGTTATAGAGTATATGCAAAAATAGGTTTTATGAATGCTTAAAAGTTTCGCCAATATTATAGAGCTTGATATTTCTAGCCCTGATACTAAATTAATATTTGCACCTTCTGGAGGTGTATGGATTGCCAGCATTAATGAAATATATTCATCATACAGCAATTCTTATTTTAATGAATTATTTAATATTAAAGAAAGTGAGTTATATAATTTATTTAATATCGGTTCTATAAGTGTTGATAATGATAGAGGATATGTAGAAGTATTTTCTTTAGAAGCTCTATATAAACAAAATAAATCTTACTATCAATATAAAAAAGATAATATTAGTTATATAGCTATACATTTTAATAACTTTGAAACTATTTATAGCAAAAAGAATATTATTATAAATATAAAAAAATTATTCTCTACACGTGAATGGCTTGATAGTAATAATGATTTAATTACTGAATTAAATAATATGTATATAGAGCCTAGAGTTGAGGAAATAGATACTGCAGATATAGAAGGAGATTCACTTGCATTTGATACTATTCAAACAAATGAAATGTCTGTTACTTTAAGAAATGATGATGGGCTATTTGATGATTTTGCTAATTTATATGGCAATAGATTTTTAGTTAGGCAGATATTTGACAGCAGTAATTTTGAGGATTCAAAAATAATATTTTCAGGTTTTATTCAAAAGCCTGAATATTCTTTTTTAGAGACTGTAACTATTACTGCATCAGATATGAGAGCTTCTTTCTCTACTGAACTTCCTAAAAATGTTTTCAGTGAAAAAGAATATCCTGATTTAAAAAACTTCCCAGAGAACGTAGACAGCGGTGAAGATAATATTGACACATGCAGAACTTTAGCAGCGGGGCATGGTATTATAGTAAAATTAAAGCCTATAAAATATTATACTCCTGATATATTAAACCCTGATTTAATACCAGAGGTAATTTTTGAAATATGCGACACTTCAAGGCATGCTATAGAAAATATTGTTAATAGAAATGATCCGCTTGATAATAATAAATTAAAGCCTCATATATTTTTCATTGAAAAGGCACAAAGCGACAGTCAATTAGTAATAGGCGGAAAAACTATAACAGGTGATTTAGAACAATTTATAAATGAGTTTAGAGATTATAAAGACGGCAAAGGAACTCAAAGGGTATGGACATTAGATAAAGAAAAAGGACAGTTAATTTTTAAAGGTGAAAAACAAGTAAAAAGTATATGTGCAGGCATATCTGATTCAAGTACCAATATGAGTGATGAACTTATAGAAATATATGCTGAAATAGATATTCCGCCTTATAAATCTTTAACTTTAATGAGGGAGGTTTTAGAAGATTATGAGAACATAGCATACATTAAAGAAAATTATAACATAGAGAATTGGCAGCTTGAAGAAGAACGTTCAAGAGAAATAGCCGTTCTTCTTGATAATGATAACAAAAAGACTACACTTGATTTAATAGGGGAACTATCTTTTTTAGAGCAAGGAAGATTAGAAGTCTATGATAATAAAATAGATTTTATTAGTACAAGGTTTCGTGAGAATAAAGCTAAATACAAATTAAAACAATACTGCATGGGCAGGATTGATAAAACAGTAGAAAGCGATGAGTATTTATCAAGCTGCAGTATTAAATATGATTTATTAAAATCAACATATAAAAATACTGAGTTTGAAGAAGAAGCTAAAAAGAGGCATAGAATAAATGCTCATGAAGAGTTTGAAACTTTATTAAAACTAAAAGAAGATGCTATTAGCTTATCTAACGAAATAATGAAAAGCAGATACTTGCTAAAAGAATATTACACATTTGAATATTATGAAACTTTAGATTTTCTAAAGTTATTTGATATAGTAGAAATAGAATATGAAAGAGAAAACGGAAGTTATTATATAAAACCATGTCTTTGCGAAATTATCAAATTAAACATATTTGATAATGTAATAAAGCTAAGACAAATATAAAAACAGGAGTTTATATAATGACATCATTGGGCGTTTTAGCCATAAGCGAAATGGATACAGATGATATAGCATATAGAATAGATTGCTATAATTGCATAGAATTAAAAGCAGATATAGAAAGAGTAGCTGAGAAACTTAATATTAAAAAACCATTTTCTGTAAGAGATGCAATTGAAATAGCTAATTATATGAATATGGAGGATAATAGGTTATGAAAGATATAAGTTGCAATATTTGTGATAAAAGAGAAAAATGCACTAAATTATGTCCTTCAATGATAGAGCATTTACAAACAATTAGTGGCAAAAAATTATCATACTTAGATATGACGTCTTATAATTCTGATAAAAATATAGATGATGTTGAAGATTTAAGTTTATATACTTATGGTCTATCTAAAGTTCAAGAACGTGATGTGAAACGTATTATAATTGCAATACTTCCTAAAGATCATATAGAAGTATTAAAATTATATTCCAATGGATATACTCAAAAAGAAATCGGCGAAAAATTAAATGTCAGCCAAAGCAGTATTTCACAGAAATTAGAACATATAAAAAAATCTTTAAAAGATAGTATTGTAGCAGTTTTATCATATTTAGTTTGAATTATCCTTATATTTTTCATTAATAGGTATAAATAAAGATATAAGGATAGATTATGTCAAAAACTGATGTAAAAGAACTTACTAAAAAAGAAACTGCATTAATAGAAAAATATCTCAAATTAAAAGATGAAGAGAAAAAAAATAAAGAAAATATTGAAGCTATAAAAGAAGATGTTATTAATCTATTAAAAGCACATGACAATAAAATAGAATATAATGGACACAATATTGTAAAACAGGAAGCAGTAACATACAAATATAGCGAGGCTATAGAAAATATAGAAATAGAGATTAAAGTTCTAAAAAAAGAGAACAAACACTTCAAATAGCAAATGTATCTAAAACAACAGAATATATAAAAGTTTATGATTCCAAAGAAGATGATAAGGAGTAATTTTATATGCTTAATGAAAATATTTTAGAAAAAATAGGTATAAATAAGAAATGGCTTGATCCATTAAATAATGCTTTTAATAAATACAATATTACAGACACTAAAGAAGCTGCAATGTTTTTAGCACAAACAACTCATGAAAGTAATAATTATAAAAGACTTGAAGAGAGCTTCAAATATACTCCGCCAAGACTTTATGATGTATTTAGAAAAAGAGTTGGAAGTTTAGAAAATGCTAAACAATTATGTCTTCAAGGAGCTGAAGCTATAGCTAATTTTGTTTATGGCGGACGTTTAGGCAATGCTGAAGATGAAGGCTATAAATATAGAGGCAGAGGAATAATACAGCTTACTGGAAAAAGCAACTATAAGAAATATGGTAAAAAAATAAATGTTGATTTAGTTAATAATCCAGATTTAGCAAAAAAAACAAACAATGCAATAGAGATTGCATTATTATTCTGGCAGGAGAGAGGCTGCAGTTTACTTGCTTGTCAAGGAGATGTGAAGGGTGTTACTAAACTTATTAATGGCGGATATAACGGACTGGAAGACAGAGAAGAAAGGTATAAAAAAATATTAAAAATATTAGAAGGTTAATAAATGTCCCCTAAAAAAACAACTCAAACAGCTTCGCAAGAAAATACAATTAGTACTCTTGAAAAAAGATTAATGCATGTGGAACATACTGTTGGTATAAATGAAGATGGCACAAAAAATGGCAACGGTCTTATACATAAAATAGAAGAGGTAAAAGAACAAATTAAAAACCTCAGCGATGATATAAAAAGTTATGATACATATTTAGATAATTTATCAGAAGATATAATTAAAATAGATTTTAGATTAGAAAGACTGGAAACTCAAATTAAAGATTTTTTAGATGAATTAAAAGAAATAAAAAAGAGTTTAGAAGGTAATATCAATATTAACACTTTAAGTAATATTCGTAAAGCTATAGTGGGAATTGCTGCCGTCCTAACAGGATTAGGAACTATAATAGGTTTTATAATTCATTTTGCTAAATAATAAAAAATAATAGGAGCTAACATGATGCCAATAATAACTGCTTTTTTAAGCAAAATAGACAAGAGAATATTTATAGCTATTGGAATAGTTCTTTTCGTAGCTATTTTTATTATATTAATGGCTGTTAAAGATAGTGAAATACGTCAGAAAGAAAAAGAGATTGCTGAGTATCAAGAAAATATTAATGGCTTGGAGCTTAAAACTCAAACGCTTCAAAGTGAAATACAATTTATACAGGAAAATCAAAAGTTGCAAAATAGCTTTAGTAATTCAGATGCTATGATTAAAAATATAGATAAAGAATCACTAACAAGGACAGAACATGAAACATTTAATAGCATATCTAATAACTTTTATAATTATTTTAATAATATTACCTTCCTGTCAAGCACAAGTAAAATATGTAAAAATACCGCTCTCTACTCCTCCAGAAATATTCATTATAAAACAAGCTACAAACAGACAGGATTTAATGAAAAGATATCAAGAGAGTATTATAAAAATAGGAGAGTGGCAAATATGGTACAACGCCCAAGTTGGAACAAATTATTTTTACTATAAAAAATAATGCCAAAATAGGAATTATAGGAGCTTCATTATGTCATTAGAAAAATTAGAAAAACCTGATAATTATAAAGAAGTGCCAGCTCTTCAAGATGGTGAAACTGTATATGCTCAAGATCATAATCAGATAATAGCAAATATAGAAAAAATAAAAGGCGGCAAACCTAATGAAGCTCCTGTATCTAATATTAAAGAATTAAAAGATATTTTAGATGGCATATTAAACAAAAAAGCTCTAACAGCTTCTCATATATCTTTTGACAATGAAGAAGCTAAATTAACATATAAAAAATATAATTTTCCAAAGTTTAAAACAAATATAGAAACTATCAATTTGGTATTAACTGATGAAGAAAGAACTAATGAATATACTGCTGTTATAGAAAAAGAAGGAAACGATTATAGAATTAAAGCTATAATTAGTAATTGTCATGTAAACAAAATAGTACGTCTAATTATTAAAAGTGTTAATGGTCAGGAAGAACTGGAACTAAAATATAATGTGTTATCACAATTCTTTAATATAAATAATATGATATATCGTTTAGCTCCAAATGAATGCCAAATATCTAATATAGATTCTACTCTTGTATTTAATATTTCTATTCAATCTACTGAATTATTATTAACTATTGCGAAAGCTGAGTTTCCAACTGAAATAGCAGAAGGCAATTATAACATTGTTTTAGACATTAAAAACAAGCAATTAAATAAATTAGATACAAACATATATTTTCTATTAATAGGCAGCTTGACACCTTTTAAACTTGAAATAGTAAAAAAAGATGATAATCAAATAAGATTCAAAGGGCATTATATTTGTAAGAGTAGTTTAATTCATCCTACTTGCTACAGTCCTATATTAGAAAATTATTTTAATATTATTGACAGTAACGATAATTTAATAAATACTGATGGAATTATTTCAAGTTCAGGGAAACCTAAAAAGTTTGGTTTTATGAGATATAAAAATAAAGCTAATACTTATTATTTAAAAATAGTTAATCAAGATGGTTCTGAATTAGAAGCAGACGAAATAATAATGTTTGATTTGATTCCAGATAAAAATGCAGAAGTAGAAGTTAAAGAAAAAGTAATAGAAACTGTCCAAGATGCTATAGAGGCTCTAAATAAAGATATAGATTTAGATTATTTTGAAGCAAAACCACAACCAGAGCCTCAAGAAGAAGTATCTAATTTTGAAATTGTTTCATATTTTCTCAATTCTCCAATGGTTGATAATAAAGTAGAAGATTGCAGTAAATTATCGCTTGTAAAAAATGCTGATAATTCTTATAGCTTAAAAGGAAATATAAAATTATATGAAGATACTAATAGATCATCTTGTATGATAATAAAAACTACAAATACAATAAATACAATAGGCGGCAATATAAAAAATATTATACCTGCTATAATTACAGATAATTTATATGTTGTTAGTTTAGCACATGAGAATTATATATATCTCAATATGCAAAAAATAAATGAAAATCCTGTTATTGAGGAAAGTTTTGATAATATAAAATTAATAGATACTAATATAGTATTGTTTAATAATAAAGTTGTAAATGAAATATCGGTTTCAAAAGTAAGTGATGACTTTGGAATAGTATATGAAGATGGAAACTATAAAATAAAAGGGCAATTAACTTTCTCAAATGAAGAGACTAATTTTACTGCTATTACAAATAATGGTATTTCAGATTTCTTTGAAAATAATGAAGAATATAGTATTAATACAAATGAAGGCACTTTAAAAGCAATTTATCATAGAAATAATAATATTATGTGCGTGCTAGAGTTTCAAGGAAATGCTGGAACTACTTATAATATAGATTGGGTTTTACCTAAACAAATATAAAAGGAGTTTATATGTTAAAATTAATTTTAATTTTTTAATAGGAATTATAGTTTTTTATAGTTTTATATCTCTAGGCAAATATTATTATAAGTTCATGAATGCGTATGCTGGAACTTATGAAAATAGATTAAAAGCTTTTATAAAAAATAAGACATCAATATATTATTTTATTAGATTAGTTTATGGAAGTGTAATGTTTTTTATTGCTATGATATTATAAACTATTTATTTCTAAGGATTCATTTATGTTAAATTGTTTTAAAGATTTAATATCATCTTCAAAAACAGGGCATTTATCATCTATGCGTTTAATAAGTTTATTAGGTTCTACTGTAATGCTTGTTTGTGTATCTTTTTTAGTTTTTTCTAAAGATGAGAGGCTTATAGAGTCGCTTCCTTTTTTTATTGGTGGCTTATTAGGACTTGCTGGTTTTAAAAGTTATCAAGCTAAGTTTGAAGGAGATAAATAATTTATAAATGATTCTTTAAAAATAAAAAACTTTTTTAACTTACAACATTATTAGTATAATAATAAAAACTTATATTTAACATATATTAATATATTAGTATGATCTCAATCTTTAGTTTACACAGCAACTTCTAATATGGTATTCTTCATTATAGGGCAGTTGGAGTTTTTAAGAGCTCCTGCTGCCACCTCCATAAAAGCTTATATTCATCTCATACTAATATCTTTGTTATTCATTTATTCCTTTTTTAATATTTTTTCTTTAGCAAGCTAATAGCAGTAACTTAAAAAAGCTTCTGCTGTTAGCTCCCCAATAATATCAATAATTTTTTATAATCTAACAAACTACTCTTATTAATAAAACCTTTTTTATTTAAAAATATTTTTATGTTTTGCTACAACTAAGTATTGCAACAAAACATAAAAATAGATATGAGAAAGAAATAGAAATTATTATAAAAATAATAATATAATAAATATTTAACTTGTCAATTATTATTAAAAATAATATAAACTACAAGAATAAAAAACTTTTTATATTTTAATTATAATTTCATAAAATAGTAACTGATAACACTGCAAGTATATCTTATAGAAAACAAAGTATTAGATTATTGTTCATTCTTTAAAGATTTTGTATAAGGAAATTATGGTATCTGCAATGACTATAATTGCCTTTAATATTTTATAAATATTCATAAATCAAAATCAATTATTGATAAAATATTTACAATAAGAGTTAAAAAAGAATCTGCCTTATTTAATATGCAATGAAGTTTTTTATATTTATCTTTATTAATTATTTTTATAAAAAAATTAAAATATACTTTACTATTTTTAAAAACAGTAGTATCATATTTATACTAATCATTTTATTACCTCGCAAGTGATATTTTGATTTTCAAGGGTAAGGTTGTGCAAAAATCTTACCCGCTTTTTTATTTAAGCTTATTACTTTTGATGTACTTCATTGATATACATTTTATGAAGTTCTGCTAAATACTCGCTTACTCTCATATTTAAACTTGAAGCTTCTTTCTTCATCTCTTGAAATGTTTTTTCTGTAACTCTCAAAGTTATTCCTATATTTTTTTCTTCTTTATTGAAAGGTTGTAACTTTTGCAT